TCTAAAAACTGTACAGCATGTCCCGGTGTAACCGACGCAGAGATCGACGCGTTTATGCTGACAGACGAAGGACGCTACTTGTTGTGGCAAGCAGATCTTCCAGAAGGATCTCTCTTGTTTGACGATTTGACATTCCTTGTTTATTATGACAATGGAAAACCAGTATTAATAACTATTTAAAATGACTACGTTTAATAAAAATATTTCAGACCTTTCGGCACTTCCTTCTTTGGATTCAGCAGCCGACAAAATTGTTGTGATTGACGCTACGGACAGTAAACCTAAATTAATTACACCGAACGATTACAATACTGCAGCAGGTATCTCCCTTAAAGAAGATAGTGCAAATAAGTCTACAGATTTAGTGGGGGACTCAGCATCAAATGTCAAGTTCCCTACAGTAAAGGCTGTATATGATTACATCGTATCTGGCTTGGCTTTAAAGGAGAACACAGCAAACAAGTCTACAAATGTAACTACCGATATTTTATCGGATGTTAAGTTCCCGACCACAAAAGCTGTGGCTACATATGTTACCGGAATTGCTGCAGGAAAAGAAAACTCACTAGGCTCTGGAACAACTGCTCAGTATTTGAGAGGAGATAAGACATTTCAAACATTAGACAAAACAGCGGTAGGACTGTCAAATGTACAGAACGTGGACCAAACTAACGCTAGTAATATTTCAAGTGGAACCTTAAATGATGCTCGTCTTTCTGCCACAGTACTTAAGACTAGTTCTCCCGCTAACTTAAATAACCAGCCTCTTTACAATTATAAAAAGAATATATTTGCGGTCGCTGCATCCGGAACCTTTCAGGTTACTAATACTCATCATGGTTCTGCCATTGTTGTTGGTCATCCTAGTGGAACTGCTAGTATTACATTTACAGCAACGGTAGAAGCCGGAGCAGAGTTTGATATTTGGATTAATACAACACAGAGTGTTGACTTTAGTTGTGTTCCGGGTATGACAGTTTATATTTCAAATGGTGCAAGTGTTACTAGTCCATCTTCTTATAATATCCCAACACCACAGAGAGGTAAGAAGATTAAAGCATTCTGTCCAGTTGCAAACGTGATTTTATTAAGTGGAGATGTAATCTAATGTTTACAAGAGAGCAAGTTGAAAAAGCTGTAAAAGCCAAAGGTTATAGGTACTTCGAGAACGGAGACTATAATGTAAACGTAATCGGTATTCGTAACAGTTTACCGGGTAAAAAAGTTACAAACGTGTTTGATGATTGGATGACTATCTCATTCAAAGTCAATGGGGTATGGCAATTTTATATTTGGAGTGCTACAACCGATCCCGGCAAAGCTCCTATGCTCAAAGGAAACAATGGAACAGGTACTGCTCGAGTAGTTCCCGGTCAATACCCTGGCTCACATTTTATCCGCAAACATCAGGGTAAATACGAGGCTCTTTGTCAAAAAGGACATCTTAGATTATATCGTGATGCAAACAAGGATTTGGTTTATGATGAGACCAAGATTACAGATAGCTACAACGACGGAATCAACATCCACAAAGCGGGTCAAGATTCTACATGGGTGGACGGATGGTCGGCTGGATGTTCCGTGTTTAAAAGAGTTAAGGATTTTGATGAATTTATGAGAATCTGTAAGCAGGCAGCCACAATTCACGGAAACAGTTTTACATACACAATAATTGAATCTAAAGACATATAATGGCATTTGAAGTAACCATACAGCAGATATTGTCTCAAGCCAATGAGCTCAAGCGGTTGTATGGTATTACCAAGAATCAAGATTTTAAGGATCAAGAGAATCGATTAAGAAAAATAGCAATCGATCTACAGACTCTTGAAAACTTTGGGGGGACTCCGAACCTACAAGAAGTTACAGATCAGGGATCAATAACAACAGACGCAATAGACACAGGAGGAATAACATCAGACTACTTTCAGGCAGACACAACTGCTACTCCAACATTAACTCCAGGAAGAATGGCTTGGAACGAAGTAGATGGAACAATGGACCTTCGTTTAAAAGGAAACAATGTAACTCTCCAGTTAGGCCAAGAAACGGTGGTTCGTGTAGTAAATAAAACCGGAGCCGATCTTTTGGAATCTGAATATAACGTTGTCAGAGTAAGAATAGCATCAGAGGGCGGAGCACAAGGTCAAAGACTAGCTGTAGTATTGGCTCAAGGTGATAGTGATCCGGACTCTGTTACTACATTGGGGATTGTAACTGAAAACATCAATAACAACCAAGAGGGTTTTATAACGGTATTCGGTAACGTATCCGGAATCAACACTACGGGTTCATTACAAGGAGAAACTTGGGTTGATGGAGATGTGTTATTTCTGAGCCCAACAACTCCTGGTAAATTAACAAAAGTTAAACCCACTGCTCCAAATCATACCGTCGTAATGGGGTATGTAATTTATGCACACGCAAACAACGGTAAGATTTTTGTGAAGGTCGATAACGGCTACGAAATCGGAGAGTTGCATGATGTCAATACTAGTTCTCAGACAAGTGGTCAATTATTGAGATATAACGGAACAGTTTGGGAAAATTGGACCCCTACGTTCCTGACTTCCGAAACAGATACATTAAATGCGGTTTTGTCTAGAGGTAATAATAGTTCAACTTCTATTTTGTACTCAGGAAGTAGTGAAGCCATACGACCTACTGTAGATGGTGTAGGTAATTTGGGGTCAGGTAGTTATAGATTTGGACAGTTATACGTAAGAAATATTAATTCAGGTGTAAATACTCTTGATTTATTCGGAGGTAATATAAATTTTTCCGACAACAACGGAAACTCTAGAATGAGAATTTTTGGAGGTAGTGGAAATGTATTGGTACAAACTGGAGGAACTCTGACAGATGCTGGTTACAAATTAGACATACAAGGTACTTTTAGATCTACAGGAATTGCGTTGTTTCAGGCACTTACTCGTATCAATTACGACAATCCAGAATTACAATTAGCTGACTCAGATGCCACAAACAGGTGGGCCGGAATTAATTTTCAAACAGCGGGAGGAAATTGGTATTTATCAAGTGGGGATAGTAAAACAGGAAGTAATGCTAATTTGTTTATAACTAGAGGTTCGGATGGACTATCTAACAGGTTTGTATTTAATAGAGACGATTATTCTTTTGGGGTTTACGATAGTACAAATACTCTAAAGTCAAGAGTTTCTGCTTCAGGTAACAGTTACTTTGTCGGAGGAAATATAGGAATAAATAATACATCTCCCCAATTTATGTTAGATATACAAATGTCTACAGCTAGTCAAGGGCTTGTAATTAGAAGGCATAATTTATCTAGTCAATATCTACACATACATGAAGCAGATGGCTCCTCACATAACATCGTAGCCGTTGGGGAAAAGGATTTTAACGTTATAAACCAAGCACTTAATTATGGTTTAAATTTCCAAACTTCTAGTACTAGTAGAATGTATATTACCGCTGGTGGAAATGTTCTTATTGGAACAACTACAGATTCAGGTTTTAAACTAGATGTTCAAGGTACTATTCGTTCTATAGGAGTAATTACTGCAAGTGGTGGTACTTCTACGGATTGGAATACAGCATATTCTTGGGGCAACCACGCATCTGCTGGCTACACTCCACAATCTAGAACAATAACAATAAACGGAACAACTTTTGATCTGAGTGCAAACAGAAGTTGGACAATAGCAACAGGAGCGACAGCATTACAAGGACTTACAGATGTAAATGCTCCAGCACCAAACAATGGAGATCTTTTGAGATTTAATGGTGCGACAAACAAATGGGAGAACTTCTCTGGATATACTGGTACGTTCTCGGTTATGACTAATCCACCGGGCCAGCAAAACTTGAACATAGAAAACGGAATAATAACCTCAATAACATAATTATGAAGAAAGATCCTAGATTAGAAAGAGCGGGAGTTAAGGGGTTTAATCGACCAAAATTAACTCCCAGTCATCCTACTAAAAAAGCAATTGTTGTAGCTAAAGAAGGCTCACAAATTAAGACGATAAGGTTTGGTGATCAGAAAATGGGTCACAACTATAGTCCAGAAGCCAGGGCCTCTTTTAAAGCAAGACATGCTAAAAACATTGCTCGTGGAAAAATGAGTGCCGGGTATTGGGCCGATAAGTTTTTGTGGGCAGGATCTAAAGGTTCAAAAAAGAATCCTCCCAAGTCTCAGAAAATTGTAAAAGGTAAAAAATAACCACATATGAAAAAACCATCCAAAATGACTAAAAAGACCACTAAGGGTTCAGCTAAGAAAATATCTGAATATGGTGGCATGGAAAAGTATGCATCTAAGAAAGCCGAGATGAAACATGAAAAGAAAGAGGGTAAGAAAGTTGAGGCTAAAGAGAAGATGATGTATGCCAAAATGAAAAAGAAAAAGTAATGAGCGTAGCCAAGAAAACCAATCCTTCTCTTTGGGAAAAAGCTAAATCGCAAGCCAAGGCTAAAATGGGTGGTAAACACTCAGCAAGAGCGATGCAATTAGCGGTTAAAATCTATAAAGAGAAGGGTGGTGGCTACTCGGGTCCTAAGTCTTCATCCAACAAGCTAAAGAAGTGGGGGTCTCAGAAATGGAGAACCAGCGACGGATCCAAATCAGAAGGAAAGAAAAGATATCTACCAGACAAGGCTTGGAAGTCTCTTTCTCCCGGAGAAAAGGCAGCAACAAATAGAGCAAAATCTGCAGGAAATGCTAAAGGAAAACAGTTCGTAGCACAACCACAGAAGATAGCTAAGAAGGTTGCAAAATTCAGAAAATAGTAGTATATTTGTTATTATGGAAAATATAGAATCAAAAACCTTAGACTATATTGCAGGATTCAGTCGTTCTACGGGGATTTCTGGAACAACTGCTGTTACTGGTGCGTTTCAAGGTTTCATTGTAAATAAGTCTGCGGTTATCGCTGAGGTTTTGGATGATAAAGGAAACGACATTACAAACATCTTAGGATGCGGTGGTGGATTTGAATGGGATCCTCCTGCTTATTTTTCAATAGGTAAGGGTGGTTTTATTAGCTCAATCAGATTAACATCCGGTGCAGTAATTGCTTACGGTTTTGCTGGGGGTCTCAGCACCAACTAAAAAAATAAAATAAGATGATAGGAATAGGGTTAGGCCTTACAACAGTAAAGATTGCTCAAGTACCATACGCCAAAAAAGTCGCAAAAGCATACGAAGCTCGTGTGTTAGCAGACGGAGGTACAGTAGAGAGTTTGCAATGTTTTACTAACTTCGCTATATCTTGGGGTGCTTCTCCTATAACTCCAGTTGCGCTATCTGCAACTACAATTACATCAGATTCATTTGTAGCAAATTGGGAAGCCGTTGCAGGTGCTTCATATTATTTATTGGACGTTTCGTTGGATTCATCGTTTTCGTCTTTTGTTTTACAAAATCAAGTTGTTAATACTACTTCTTATACCGTAACTGGTTTGAGTTTAGGTACAACTTATTATTATAGAGTTAGAGTAGATGCTTAGTAAATATTCAAATATTGTTTCTGTTACTACGTTAAATTTCGTCGGGTTGCTCGATTTATATCCATCAGCATCGGTTGCTTATTCGTTGCGAAAATTGTCGTCAACTTATACGGGTAATGCTATTCGTGTACGTAGGGCAAGTGATAACACAGAGCAGAATATCGGTTTTGATGCGTTGGGTAATTTAGATACAACGGCATTAACTACGTTTTGCAGTGGTACAAATGGCTTTGTAACTACGTGGTATGACCAAAGTGGAAATTTAAGAGATGTAACTCAAACAACGGCAACCAATCAACCACAAATTGTAAGTAGTGGTGTTATTTTATTAAGAGATGGTTTGCCTTGTGTACGTTTTGATGGCTCAAATGACCGACTTGTTACACTAAGTAATTTTACAAAAATAAACCAACCATTTACAGCTGTTAGCGTGTCAAAAGAAAACGACCAAAATGATGCTATTATTGGGTCTTCCACTACATTAAGTCCATTTGTTCAATACACAGTATCAGGAAATTTTACATTATTTAATGGAGTCAATTTAAATAGTGGTATTCCTCACGCACTTAACAACAAAGTGCTTTCAAGTCTTTCAAATAATACAAATTCAAGAATGTGGTTAAATCAAACACCTGGATTAGTTGGAAGTTCTGGTACTAATGGATTAGAAAATTTTGAAATTTCAGGATACTATAATAATTTTCAATATTTAGGAGGTGATTTCCAAGAAGCAATTGTTTGGGCAACAAATCAAAGTAGTAATATTTTGACAATTAATCAATTAATTCAAAATTACTATGGAATTGCTTAAAGGCTACAAATACACCACCGAAATCGAAGCAATTGACGCTCAAAAGGCGTGTAATGCTTATTATGGTATTCCAAAGTCCCCCGAAGACGTTACGCAAAATTGGTGCGGTTATAACTACGATATAAGCGGATTTTGGTATATTGTTTACGATGAATCATTATTGCCAATTTTAGGAGAACCAATTGAAATTGAAATAACAGAAAATTAACCATGTCACTATTTAACGAAGCATCTTTTATATTAATACCAAGTGGACATGAAGCTGGAAAACTTTATGCCGAAAAACCCATTGATGGTGATGGAGATTTAACGTGGACACGTAATTCAACTGCAAATCGTACTAATTCAAGCGGATTAATTGAATCAGTTGGGGCGAATGTTACGAGATTAGATTATACCTATGGTAGTTGTCCAGCTGCGTTGTTAGAGCCACAGAGAACTAATATATTCAGATGGAGTGAAGAGTTTGACAATTCGAGTTGGAGCAAAACGAGTTTGTCTATAACTCCAAATTCGATAACTGCTCCTGATGGTAGTACTAACGGAATGTTAATAACTTGCAACGGAACGACGGGAATTAAAAATATTACTCAAAACTTATCGGTTGTAAGTGGTGTTAACTACACTGTTTCAGTTTATGTAAAAAAAGGGAGTGGAGATTATATACAAATAACAAGTACTGCAACTTTTTTTGGTTCAAGTGTTTTTGCTAATTATGATTTATATAATGGTGTAGTTGGAAGTGTAGGTAGTGGTAATATTGCAACATTAATTGAGGATGTAGGGGATGGTTGGTATCGTTGTGTTTTAACTGCCACCGCTGTTAGTACTGGTACATCAGCAATTGGTTTATATCCAATACCTTCTGCAACATCGGGAAGAGCACCTTCAAATACATTAGATACCACGTACTACATTTGGGGTGCACAATTTGAACAAGGTGCATACGCAACAACGTATATTCCTACAACCAACGCAACTGTAACAAGATTGGCTGATACAGCAATAAAAACTGGTATTCAATCTTTGATTGGTCAAACTGAAGGAACTATATTTTTAAATACAAGATATTATTCTACTGGAACAACTGCTTCAGGTCGTTGGTTTAAAGTTTTTGGTACAAGCAATGAAATAGGTCTTGCTATTAATGGAGTTAATTCTGTAAGGTCGATTATTAACAACCAATCAGACACTATATCCACAGCACCAACATCAAACAATGAATTAAAATTGGCATGGGCATATAATTCATCAGGAGTTGTGTTGTTTATTAATGGTATTCAATATTCTATACCCAACGGAGGTTCACAAGTAATATCATCACTTGATTCTATTTTGTTTGACGCTTCGACTAATCCACAATTTGCACAAGCATATATATATGAAGCATCTGTATTTTTAACTCGATTAACAGACGAAGAACTAATTTTAAAAACAACATTATGATATTCGCTAAATATTCATTCCCTGAAGGTATATGGGAAACTTTAAAACCAACTATTCAAAACGAAGAACAATATATTGATTGTGCAGTAGTAGAAATAGGACATATTTGCATAACAACGGACGAAGAAGGCAATTGCACCCAATCAGACCCTAATTTTGCCGTAGATATTATGTGGTACGGGGATATTCCCGAAACGTTTAACGAATACGAAGTATTCCCAAATCCCGTTGGTGTACATACATTCAGCGGATGTGAAGATTTGTACCTAGAAAGATTTAATCAGTTTAACGGATCATGAAAACTACTATCTTATACGCAACGACAGCCCTTGCTTTTATTGGGTCGTACTTTTTTAACCTGACCGCAGATAATATCGAGCAGTACCTAGCGGTAGTTGCCGTGGTATTTATTGATGGATTCTTTGGGATCATTGGTGGAATTAAAACCGAGGGTTTCAGAACCAACAAAGCAATCAAGGTTATTAAGACTCTTATGGTCTGGGTATTTATGTTAACAGCTATTCTGATGATCGAAAAAGGATTTCAAGGAACGTCTTGGTTATCTGAGACTGTTGTGGCTCCATTTATTGCATTCCAGATGGTATCTGCTTTAAAGAACGCTCATCGTGCTGGGTTTATTAAGAATGAACTGTTAACAATAATCCTTGAGAAGATCGACCAACATAAAAGCTAATGAAGAACTCAATTGTGGGGAAAAATAAGCGTCCGGGGTCTAACAAGGCTACTGGGCGTGATTTATCTTATCAAAAAGAATACAACAAAAAACCCTCCGAGGTAAAGAAACGAGTAGAACTAAATCGTGAAGCTCGTAAAAGAAAAATCTACGGTAAGCGTCATGCTAAAGGTGTCGACCTTAGTCACACGAAGACCGGAAAACTTGTGGTAGAAAAACGTTCTACCAATCGTGCCCGTCAGGGATCAAATGGAAAATCAACTTTAAAATAAACTATTAAACTATTACTACTATGGCAAAATCATTAATTCAACACATGCGCGAAAGAAACGCGATGCAGCAACCTAAACCCGTAAAAAGTAAAAATTCTAGTTCGACTGTTGACATTGCATTAGATGCGGGTTCTTTTATACCGGGACCAGTCGGTATGGGCGCATCTACTATTGGTGCTGTTAAAAATCTTTACGAGGGAGACTATGAGGGGGCCGCATTGGACGTTGCAAACGTTGCTACCGGCGGTGCGGCAAAGTATGTTAAGGCGGCATCTAAAATGGCAAAAGCAGCTGGGGTAACAAAAGTCGCATCAAAGACAGCAAGACAGTCAAAAGTACTACTTAAGGCAAGTGATCCAAATATATATAAGAGTGCTGGATTGCTAAGAGATGTAAACAACTTAAAGTTAGGTGGGCAATCAAGTAATAGAGTACCTCAAAGGGAATCTACTTACGTTACTCCTAAACCACCAATTACAAAAAAAATAACAAAAAGAAATAAACTACGTCTGTAGTCTAACTTCTTTCCAAACCTTTACTGCTTTTCCGTTAATATATTCAATTACCGGAATCATCTTCTTAACCGTCTCAACTGGGGCGGTTTTTTTATGCTTCTCTGCTAGGTGTTTGTGATAGATCTCACATGAAATCACGGCATCAAGTAAGTCGGTGTTATCTACTAAGTAATTCTTAGCTTCTTCTATCAACTCTTTAAAGTAAACTTCGTTTGCATTCTTTCTGAGATAATCAATAATATATGAGTTCGCGCGTTCAGCGGTGTGATCATTCTTATGCCATCCCCAAGCAAGGGTATCGTTTACCGTAGACGCAAATGTCTTACCAAGAGCAGAAGGTCTTCTTGCCAATAAGTCGGTCCTTTTTCTTTGTTTGTAGTGGTCGATAATAACTCCACCGCGGTTTGCTTCCACCAACACCTTGGCTCCACCATAGGAATCCTGAAGGTTGATATTGTTTTCCATTATAATATCTGGATCCACAGCTCTCTCTTTGTAGTGAGCCACATATCTATTGGTGTCTATGTCCTTAATTACTATTGCATTCTCCGAACCATCGTTTAACTTATTACTAGTGAATGGAATAGGGTCCATCCCTGCTATGTATATATGGTCTGGATTGTAACGCTCGAGAATCGAAAATTTACCATTGCGATTGGGTATGATGTTGAATATGGGAATCTCAGAGACTACAGAACGCACAATATTGGCCCTCTCAATTGGTGGGGGGTTTCCGAGTATAATCCTTTCCTGCTCATTCAACTTTTGAATCACATCTTGAGGTAATGCACCCTTAGCGTTACTATTAAACACCTCTTGAATATCCATAGGATACTGTTTGATAAAATTCTCTAAGTGAGATTTATCATCTAGCTTATCCAAGTTGTCCCGAGTCTTCTCAATCCATTCTCTGGCTTTCTTTTCATTACTCCAACCGTTGGGGCAGAAGTTAACAATATTACCGGTCTCTCTTCCTTCTTTGTCTAGTTCAGGTGCAGCCATAATTCCCATCCATCCGGGAAGAAATACGGTAAGCATTTTAATGATCTCGGCATTCTTCCATAACTCCGCACCTTTCTTCTGACCTTCTACCGAGGATTCCCCGGCACTTCCTCCCATAACAATCGGTGCTACCTTCAAGAAACCTTTCTTAGAACTCGCCTGTGCAGAACGATAAACTTTATCAGCCTTTGGGTGAAGGAAGAACTCATCTAAGAAAATATGCATTGCACGATATGCTTCTAATGCTGTAGGACTATCTACTGTTTCACGAGTTACAATCTTGGAGTCAAGGCCAGATATAGTACCGGTTTTAGTATCTAGTTTACCCATGTGTAAGTAACCAGCTTGTCTTGTAGAAATTACACCAGGTCTGATAAACTCATCTAATCCGTCATACACAACACGGAGTTTGTCTTTGTACATTTCTTCCAAACGAGTTTTATCTGCAGATGTCAGCAGAGATGTAGAACCCGGATGTGTTAATGCAACCCATGTGGGAATAATACCACCGAATGTCAGAGATAGACCGGCCTCGCGTCGCTTAGTAACCATAAGGTCCCAACTTGTTTTTCTTGCATTATCGTAGGCTCCGTAAATAAGGTCATCAAGATCACGCCAAACAGGTTTCATCCTGTAACCAGTCGCGTCTTTAATTGTAGCCTGTGTTAATGCGAAGTAGTGTGGACCAGTAAGACCGTAACGACCCTCCATCCAAAAGTCTCTTTCATTACCCCACCAGATGTCTTTTTCTTTTCTGGTAGCGTTTGGGTTTAGTCCATGTTTCTTGAACCAAACATCGTAATCGAACTTCGGGTGTCTTGCTGCAAGCGATGGTAATATTTCCATGTAGTTTATTTTTTAGGTTTTGTTGAGCCCATTCTGTCAAGGAATGATGATCCGTCGTCTTCCTCTTCGTCTTCGCTAGAACCAAATGCTTCTAACTTGGCTAATTTCATTGATTTGTTGATCTTATCTCCGGCCTGTAATAACTGAAACAAACTCTTAAAATAGTTATCATCAACTAAGTCAAGAGTTCTATCTTTTACTGCTTTGGTAAGATCCTTAGATGCTTCTACAAGAGTCACGTATAAATCCTTTGCAGGATCCAGGTCTTGTATTTTTAACCTGTCCAAGAGATCTTTCTCAGACAGGTTGTTTTCTTTCATGTATTGTTTTATTTTCTCCATGACTTTCTCTTAGATTTTAGATCCTTGAGTAAACGTTTCTGAGCCTCGATTTGCTTTTGACAATTATTGGCTTCGATTTCGTTATTATTTTGAGAATAAAATTCAAACCAGCAGAATAATTTCTCTAGTTTGGTTACTTCGTTATGGATTTGATCTGATAAACTATGCATGCCTTGGTAATTTAGGTTCTTCTAATTTAGGTTCTTCTTTTGGGAAATACTCGTCCCATTTCTCGATCATGTGTTCTAAGTACCACTTGGCCTTAATCAGATCTTCTTTGCCGTTCTTGTCTTCACAACGCCAAATGTATTTGATTATGTTTCCGGTATCTGTGGCTATAACACCTGATTTATTAACTGTTGCTGCTTCGATTGCGTCAATGCATTCAACTTTGCCCCGTTTGTAGTGACTTGGATTAATGTTGTCTTTCATGTTATGATATTTTACCGTTTGAAATTCTTAAATTGTTAACTTTAAATGAACCATCAGATTCCACGATCACAAATGCAAATCCTAAATTCCATTTGGTATAGGCGTATGGTCTGTACTCTGGAGTAAGTTCACATAAACAACCTGTACTGTAACATACTGTTTGCTCACCGTGTAGATTACTTTCGGCATGTTCGGATGTGGTATGGTGATGGCCGATAATTGCAGATGTTTTGGCTTTTGTAAATAAACCTCTTGCCGGATTGACAGGACTGAATGCTCCTCCTTGGTCTTCGTGACCATGTATTACTGTCAATTTACCCAACTTAATCATCTCTCTGTTTACAACCCGTATTCCGAACTCTCCGACTTTAAGTAATGCTTCCAGAGACAAGTCTTCGATATCACTCATCTCTCTAGCGTTTCTTAAAAGATAGTGACGCATTCTTTCCTCATGGTTTCCTAGCTTATAGTATATTGGAGCATCAGGAAATAAATCACGTAGGAACGAGAAGAAGCTTCTACCCATTTCCAACTCCTCGGAAATCCTCGGTCGTTTGGTTTCTTTCAAGAATCTAGAAACATCATAACAATCCAAGATGTCTCCATTTAAAATAATGTGTGTAGCACCATTATCTACACCATACTGTAGTGCAGAAGCCAGTGCCTCATCGTTTTGAAATGGAATGTGGATGTCAGAAAGAATAAGATATTTTCCTTCTCCTAGTTGTAAATGTTCGGGGGCCTCAGAACGAGAAACAATCCCTAATTTCTTAAGACCTTCTTGAATAGAAGAGATAGTGGGTTGTTCAAAGTGACCAGAGTTTTTAGCTGCTTTCCTTGCTCTTTCTCCATTGGCCCCTTTGTAGTAACGAATTGTTGCTCTTGCTGCTTCTTTAGTTGCGAACAACCCCTCTTCTTTAGTGAAGATCAACTCGGCTAACATCTTGTTTGGTAGGTCCGAGTATTTTGCGATGTAGGATTTTACTACATCTTGTTTCAATGAATTCATTTATTTATACATTGGTGAGATGTACAAATATACTGCTTTTATCTGAAAAAGTCAATAGACTTCCTGATGATGTAGTAGAGGAGATAGCCTGTAATATATACGATAAAAATTACCCCTATGTGTTTAAATAAATCTTTTGCGGTCTTTAACCATTCTGGCTCCCGATAAACAACTTTACCGGGTACAGCAACTTTTATTATAAGAGTGTCGTGAATAATTGTGTCAAATGGCTTTACATTGACCCCAAACAGGTTTCCTCGTTTGAATACAATGATACGTTTGGTTTCATAGAAGGTGTCGTGTAAGAAGATAAACGAATCCTTGTACTCGGGGATCCGGATTTTAGTTTCTTTTAGGATTGTGTCTGTAACAATAATTGTGTCTGTCTCAATTAGTTCTGTAGACCAATTGGTTAGTTTGTCATAGCGTTTCTTGGCCGTTGGATAGCTTGGTTTACACGCAAGAGACGCAAAAAGAATTGCACCAATGATGAGTGTGAGAATGAATCTAGCGATGTGTTTTGGTTTCA